AGCAAATTATTAATTTAATAAATAGAAAAAAAGTAGATTATAATTTATTAAATAACTATTTAGGAAATGCAGTTATTAATTATAATAAAAATAATTTTGATAAAATATATGAATCTATTTTAAGTAATCAAAGTAAATTAGATAAAAAAGAAATGGTTGAAATATATGAAGAAATTATAAATATATTTGATATATCATGTTTTTTCTGTAAAAAAGAAAATGAAGATTGTATAGGACAAGCAGAAAGATTAAAAGAAGAATTAAAAACAACAAAAATATATGGTGTAAATTTACATAATATAAAACATGAAATGAATAAATTTTATATAGATAAATTAAATGATGTATTAATAATATTTGAAGAAGCTAATGTAATTTGTAATAAAAGTAAAAAAAATAGATTAAATAACATAAAAAATATAAATGTATTAAGAAAATTTTATACAAATTCGTTTTAATGCTCTAAAATAGAGCATAATAATTAGATTTTTAACTAAAACGCACTTAAAAGTGTAAAAATTTATAAATTTTTATATATATTTAGTTAGATTTATGCTCTTTTTATGCTCTAATTAGTATAAATCCTGTTTAATATATCTTTATATCGTCTTTATCGTCTTATTATACATTTATTAATATAGTATTTTAATATATATGAGTGAAAAGATAAGCAGAAAAATTAAACAACGTGATAAAGCTAATGATGTATTTATTACACCTGTTGAACTAGCTATAAAACATATTAAATTAATTGAATATAATAAAGATGATATATGGTATGATCCATTTAAAAACAGTGGTAATTATTATAATAATTTTCCAAATGAAAATAAAGTATGGAGTGAAATATTAGAAGGTAATGATTTTTTTGATTTTAATAATAAAGTAGATATAATATGCAGTAATCCTCCTTACTCGTGTATAGATAAAATATTAAAAAAATGTATTGAATTACAACCTCATACTATATCATTTTTATTAGGACAAAATAATTTAACTGCTAGAAGAATAGAGATTATGAATAAAGCAGGTTATGGTTTATATAAATGTGTAATGTTAAAAGTGTGGGATTGGTATGGATTAAGTTACATTGTATATTTTAAAAAAGATTGTAAAAATTGTATTGATATTGATAGAAAAATATATTATACATAAAAGTTAAAATATTTAAAATATAATATAGATTTATATATATATGTCTGTTACTGAAAATTATTATCAATATTTTGTAGAGAAAGAGAAAAATAAAAATAATAAACATAAGACCTATAATGTGTCTGAAAAAACTACATATGATTATAATAGTAGAAGAAAATATTATTTAAAAAATCGGGATAAAATAATTGAATATTGTAAAAAATATTATCAAGATAATAAAGAAGCAATTAGAGAGAAAAATAGAAATAATAAATATATAAATAAATTATATTATAAAAAATGGTATGATGAAAATAAATTAAATGTAAATTATAGAAGAAGTAAAAAACTTATACATGATAAATATATCGTATTAGAAAATGTAAATGATTCAATTAAATCTGAACCTGTTAAAGTTAAAGGAAGTGATCCAAAAGATTTTATATTATATTTTAATTAATTATATAGACTAAATAATATATTTTTTTTATTATTTAATTTATATGGAAGTATTAATAACTGATGATTTAAAAGTTTGTATCCAATGTAATAAAGCTAGAAATAAAAAACATTTATTTAATAAAAGATCTAAAATATGTAATAACTGCAAATATAAAGTTAAAAATAATAATATAGAATATCAAGTAAATTGCTTATATTGTTTATGGAGTGGTAAAGATAAAAATTATATTAATCATGAGTGTGTAACTGATTTAAATAAAAATAAAATTAAATTTAAAAAAGTTGATAAAATACAACAAAAAGAAAATCCATTTTTAATAACCTTTAACTGATTTTTTTTTTTTATTATTTTTAGATTTTGAATTATTTTGTATAAACATTTTTTTTTGATTAGGTTTTTTATTTTTAGGTGTTGGTGTTATTTTATCTATATTACCTGTATCTCGTTCTTTGATTGATTTATCGCATCCACAATTACATTTTTTAACATCCATAATTTTATATATATATAATATATATATATAATAATATGAGTTTATTGTTAACTAGACAAAGAGAAAATGTTAAATCAGATACATCATTTAGTTATAGAAATAATATTAGTAATGGTTTTATTGTAGAACCTAATTCAGAAATTGCATTAGTACAATCTACTATTAATAGAGGTGGTGAAATTGTAATTAATAAAGAAAGACGGATAGGTATATTTTGGGGTAATAAGTTACCATTAGATGATGAAGTTTTTTATAAAGATGATAATGGAAATAAAACAGATGATGAAGTACCATATGAAAAAAAACAAACTACAAAAGATATACCTTGGACTGTTGAAGTACCACAAGGTAGATATACAATAGATCATTTTGCTGGTATATTAACTGACGCATTAAATAATCAATGCCCTCATCCAGCATTTGAAGGTCATTTTACCTGTGAAGTAAAAAAGAATAGTGCTAATGAATTTAAAGGATTTAAAATTAAAATTTCATCAGAAGAATACGACCATAGTGCTAATTCAAGATATCCTGACGATCAAGTTAAAATTTTAGCACGTGATGGAGTAGGTGGTTCTTATGCTAATGGTGATTTAACAAGTCCAGCAGGTTCTAATTTATCTATATTATATGATTTTAAACAGCCTATACATCCAAGTGAAGGGGGGTTTAAAGTTTTGATGCCAGCAGGAACAATGAGTAATAAATGGTTAATTGGATTAGTTAGAAATATTGATGAAGGTGCAAAGCTTCCACAAAATGAATATGGTGACCCTATATATGATTATGGAGCAATTACAGAACAATTTGGTAATGATTATAATGCTGATATTTTTGACGATTATGGAGGTGATTTTTTTGATTATGTATTAGTAGGTAATGGAACTGATATTAGATTATGGCATTTAAATTATGACGAACATTCAGATAGATATAATATGGAAGAGATTGAATATTGGGACACACAAACATACGGCGGGTCTTCTGATTTTTCTTCTGTTGCTTTATGTTCTTCATATACAACTAATACTGATATTCATTTTTTCGTACAAAATGAAAATATAATAGTTAGATTAAAAAATGCAGGTTTATCATCAGGACAACTTCCAGCAGTTGGATCATCTAATTACTCATTATATCCTAAATGTTTATTAAGTGATTTTAGTGTTTATGGTGTTAATGTTAAAGCGTGTTCTAGGATTGAAAATTGGGATTCAAATAAAGATTGGTGGTATTCATCATATGATGATTTAGTAGAACATCGGCAATTAGTACGTACTGATTATTGGAGAACTCAATATGTAGAAGGTGTTATATTTGATATGGATACAATTAATGATGATGTACCTGCTGGATTATGGATTACAGATTATAGAATTGATATAACAAAAACAGCCGGACAAGTACATAATATTAATTTTGATGATCCTAAGCAAATGATAGTTTTAATTACAGGTGATACAACAGGAGGCGGTTATGATTATGATGCTAACGTACAATTATTTTTAGGAATGACAAGAGAAGAAGATACACCTGAAAATATAACAGATGTTTTATTATCATATGAAACATACAGAGAACGAGTACCAGAATTAAACAGTAATAATAATATATATGTTAGAATTAATGATTTAGAAATGAAAACATTAAATGGTAATACATCGTCTATATCTCGTATTGTTGGTTCTGTTCCTAGAACATTAGGAACTGGTGGAATGGGTCATGGTTTATTATATCATGAACCGAAAAACTTAATATTTTTAGATTTACATAATAAAGAAAAAGTTATATTAAATAGTATTCAAATTGATATGGTTAATGCAGATGAATCATATTCAAATGATTTACAAGATTATACAAGTAATACATTTTTAATTAGAAAAAAAGAAAAATAAATAATATTATTTAATATATATAGATTATTATGGATGAAGATAATGATTTTCCAATAATTAATATTCCAAGTGAAGAGGAAGAAGTTGAAGAAGTAAATGAGATTGAAACTAAAACAGAACCTGAACCTGAGGAATTTTTTAAAAAACCTGAAATGAGTTTAAAAGAAAAAAGATTAGAAAGTTTAAGAAAAGCAAGAGAAGCAAGAAAGAAAAAGAAAGAAACTAAAAAAGCACCAGAACCAGCACCAGCACCTGAACCTAAAACAAATGTTATAGATTATGATTTATTAGTAAATACAATTGTAGATAAATTAGAAGATAATAAAGCTAAAAGAAAAGCTAAAAAACATTTAACACAAGTTAAACAAAATGCAGAATTAGAAAGTAATAAACCTATTAATCAAGTTGAAATAGAATCTAATGTTTATGATAAACTTTTTGGATTTTAAATTAAATTTATATATAAATAATATATATAAGTATAATATGAGTAAATTAAAAGTATTACCATTAAATATTCCAGAAGATAAAAAAGTTAAAAAAATTAATCCAATTATGCCGTCTATTCCTGGTGTTACTTTAATTGTAGCACCTCCTAGATGTGGTAAAACTGTTTTATGTAGTAATTTATTATTAAGAGATGAGATGATGGGTAAAGCATTTGATGAAGTATATATTTATAGTCCTAGTATATTTAATTGTAAATCATCTAAATATTTAAGAGATAATTTTAACTGTTCTGATGAATATTCTGATGAATCATTACAAAGTATTTTAGATAAACAAATGAGTTATGAGAAAGATGGTAAATTAGATGATCGCCCGTCTGTATGTATTTTTTTTGATGATGCTGTAAATATAATTAAAAAAAATAGTTTAATAACATCACTTTGCAGTCGTTATAGGCACTTCGGTATAGATCAAATTATCATATCAATACAGAGCTATAAAGGTATACCTAATATTATAAGACAAAATTTAAGCACTTTAATATTAATGGCACCAAATAATAATACTAAACAATTAAAATTAATTGATGAAGAATTAGATGTATTTAATGGTTATGATAATTTTAAAAAATTATTTGATGAAGCAACTAATAATCAAGAGAGATATAATTTTATGATGATTAAATTGGATTACTCACCCGTACAAGTATATAGTAATTTTGATAAAAAAATATCTGGATGATAAAATACTAATAATAATTTATTATTAATTAATATTAATTTATTTACTTAATATATATATAATATAGAATGGATGTCAATGAAATTTTAGGACAATATAAAGATATTAACCAACATATAGATGATTTAAATAAGGCTAATATTATTGATTTTGATACTAAAATGGGTGCTGCAAAAGGTAAAGAATTTATAAAAGGTTTAATGGAAAAAGGAAAAGCAACGCAAGATATTATTAGTGGTATTAGTTCAACAGCAAAAAGTCTAGCAGAAAAACAAGAAGAAGCAGCAAAAGCAGCAAAAGCTTCAAAACTGGCAGGAGCAACTGGTGAAGGAGATATAGAATTAACAGCAGTAGCAGGAACAGGAGAAGCAGCAGAAGGTGCGGGAGAGGCGGCAAGTGCTTTATCAGAAGTTGGTAACGTAGCAGCAACTGGTGGTAAATTAGCAGCAGCAGGAAAAACAGCAATTGGTGCTTTATCAAAAGGTGGTGCGGCATTTGGTGTTGGTTTGGGTTTATACGATATAGGTGAAAATATTGTAGATGATATAAGTAATAAAAAAATAGGAGTAACTGGTAATAACTGGCAGGAAAAATTAGGAACTGTTGGAGAGGAAATCAGTGGAGGATTAGATGCTGCGGGTTTAGCATTCGGTCCTGAATTTTTATTAGCTGGTGCTGTTGTTGGTGGTGCTGCTGAAATTTTAAATATTTGGGGTGGTAAAAAAGACCATGAAGGAGTACCTGAACCACCGCCACCAGTTCAAGAACAAAATGTAAGTCCACCTAATTTAGCACAATTAGGTATGGTTCAAAATCATATTAATAATATAAAACAATATGCTAATTAAAATAAAAAAAATATTATATAGATATATATATATATATAATATGTCTTACTGGCAAGCAATTGTTAAAAAACCTGTAATAACTGAAAAAGTCTCATATCCTACTACTAATGGATTAAGTTATAAAGCATCAGGAAATAATAAAATTTTAATTAATATTCCTAGTGATTGTAAATTTATACAACCTAGTGACACTTATTTAAAATTTAAATTAGATTTAGATTTTACACAAACACACGCATCAGCACAACATGCACTAGGATCTATTAAACAAAGACTTCAACTAATTCCAGAATTAGGAGGAAGTGCTATTATTAAAAATTTAGTTATTAGAAGTGGTACAGGTAGAACACTAGAAAGTATTACAAATGCTAATGCTCTTAATGCTATTAGATTAATGTATAATAAAGATTCTAATTTAGATGCTAAAAGAAGTTCTAGTGAAGGTGTTGTAATTCATGATTTTAGAACTAGAAGCTGGGGTAATAGTGGATTGATTGAAAAACTAAACTCATATAATACATCTAGTAATCCATATTTTGATAAAGATGGTAATACAAGTGTAAATTTAGTTATTCCATTTCATTGTTCTGGTTTGTTAGGTGCTATTAATACTAAAATTCTACCTGTTGGACTTTTACAAGGTATGGTTATAGAACTTGAATTAGAAGAACCAAGATATTGTTGGCGTGCTATTCAATCAACAGCACGAGATGGTCCAAATCCAGGAGGTTATAATTTACTATTGTCACATGGTAATGGTGGTAATGCTGGTGCTGGACTGGCAAAAGCAACTTCTTATAGTTCAATTTTTACTCATGCGGAAAATAATAATGGTGTAATTGCAGATTGTCCTTTTTGTGTTGGTGAGTTGTTAGGTGTTAGAACTGCTGCTAATACATCTCTTACTATTGGAAAGATCACAGCAATAGCAACCGCAACAGGTGGAGCATATGAAATTAGTTTTACTGCTGCTACTGCTAACGGTCAATTTACTCCAACAGATGATATAGCAAATAAAGTAGAATTAGTGAGTAATGGTTTTCATGATGCTAATACAACTATTACCACTTTTGATTATACTGTATCTGATGTTGAAATTATATTAAAAAAATGTTATGTAGAACCAGCAATGGAAAAAGCAATGGAAAGAGCATTACAAGAAAAAGGATCAATTATATATCCATATGGGGCATATATGAATTATCAAAAAACTGTTAATAAAGAAGAATTACAACCAACAATGGATATATTATTCCAAAATAAATTAGGTAAAGCTGTTTTACATCAACCTACTACTGATAATGTTTCTGATGTTGAATGTTTGACAAACTTTTTAAATGAAACTACACCATATTTTAGATTATGTGGAGATCGTCAAAGAATGGGAGATTATTCTGTATTTATGGGTGGAAGACAGAACCCCGACAGAGCTATTGAAACTAGAAAAACTACTAATACTAATGGATATAATCAAAGAGCATTAAGTCAATTATCACAAGCATTATCTCAATCTGATATTCCTGTAACTAGTTTATTGAATGCTAAAAATAATTTTATTGTAGGTAAACCTTTTACTATTGGAAATGCAGTTCATGATATTTCTGCTGCTGATTATCAGGTTAAATTTACTTATGACGTATCAAGTACAAAAAATAAAAACTTTAATAATTTTGTATATAGTATTCAAAATTTAATTATTACAAATGAAAGTATAGAAAGACAATTATAATTAATTATAATTAAAATTTTAATATATTTAATATATATATATATTAAAATATGGAATACGCAACAGCTGATCCTACTAATTATAGCCCTTCTTCAACATTAGGACATAATACACCTTTAATTAATTTTATTATTGGTGCTTCTCCTGGAAAAAAAATTAGACAAGGTAGTTTAAGATTAAACGGTAATTTAAAATGTGTAGATGCTACTGGTAATGCAGTTGGAGATACTGATGAGGTTTCATTTGATTCTTCTACTGGATTATATAGTTTAATTGATTCATTAACAATTAAAAATGCTAATAATAATAGTTTAGAAACTATTAAATCATATAATAGATTTATGGCATCATTTTTAAAACAAAGTTTAAATGTAAATGATTTTTGTACTTCTTATTCTTTATCATCAGGTACATCTTCTAATCAATTTTCTACATCAGAACAATTAACAAGTGAAACTATCAGTTTTTCAGTTCCTCTTTTTAGTGGTTTATTAATGTCAGGTGATTATTTATTAGACCCTAGTAAATTAAATGGATGTAATATAGAAATTATGTTAAGTAGTGATGCTAACTTCTTTTTTGATACTGGAACCGGTAATAATGCTACTGGATGTAAATATGAACTTACAAACGTTCAATTATCTTATGAATTAGAAATGATGTCAGATTTAGATATGAAAAAAACAGCTATTCAATATAATACTATTGTATCACATCATACTACTGTTGATAGTAATTATAATACTATTAATTTTAGAGTAGGTGAGCCAATGGTTCAATCATTTTTTGTAAATTTTGTAGATCAAACATTTGCTAATAATGCTGGTGAAAATAGTATGGAAACATCGCCAATAGTTGATGCTAGTGGATTTACTGATACAATTAATAGAGTTGAAATATTAAAAGGTGGTGTTAAATCACCACTCAAATTTAATTTAGAATCTAATTCTAAAACTAATTCTATTTTAGGTGCTGATTTATATAGAAACTTTTATGATTCATTCAGACCATTTATGGTAGGTGGTTCTAATAATGTTAGAAATGTAGTTAATACACCTAAATCTGCTTCTGCTTCTATTGTAGATGTTGGACCATCATTTGGTATTGGTTGTGCTTATAATAATGTAAGTATGCAGGGTGAAAATTTTATGAACGATCAATTCGGTTTAATTATTCATAAAGATTCAAATAATCCTAAACCTTATTCTGTTAATGTTTTCTTTAAAGTTACTAAAATAATGTCATTTTAAATTAAAAAAAAATAATATTATATAGATATATATATATATATAATATGTCAGCAAAAGTAAATGAAACAAATTCTTTACCTAATCAAAATGTAAATTACAATAGATCACAAGTTAAAAATTGTAATGATATGCAATTACCTGAACTACTAAAATTAAAATGTGATAGTTCTGTACCTAATCAACAATATATAGATTGTAGATTTGTAGATCCTGTGGTTATAAGTAAAGAAAGAGCAAGATTTGTTTTTCCTAAAATTGGATGGTTAAATAATAATAGTAAATTAGTTATAGGTATTGATACAGATTGTAATGGTACTGATCGTTTTTTTCTACCTTCTGGAATAGGTATAGATAGTATTATAAAAAATGTTGTATTTAGAGCATCAGGCAAAGAACTATCAAGAATTAATTTTTACGATCATTTTAGAAGCTTTGAAAGTAATTTTACTGGTGGAGAAAGAATTAAAAATTTAGGAACAATTAGACATGGTATTACTGGATGTTGGAGAAATGGAGTTAGTGATGATAATGCAGGAGATCAAGCATTGTGCTTCGATCAAAATGTAATTGAATATGATACACAATATGAAACTGATATAGTAAGTGCTACAAATAAATTATTATATAATAAAAGTTTAATATTACATAACGGTCAAGAATATCAAATTGATTTAGGAGCATTAGTTCCTATTTTATCTAATGTACCACTACCACTATATGATATAGAAGATCAGTTAGAATTAGAATTAGAATTTAATGAAAATATTTATATTACTGGTGACGGTCAAACATCTACAACTAAAAAAGTATCTGTTGATGTAAATAATGTAGGACTATTATGTGATTTTATATTATTTGATGGTGAACTAATGGAAAAATTGAGACGCACTCAATGGTCTTTACCACTAGCAAGAGAATATAATTTATTTATGAGAACTTTAATTCCTAGTGGTAATTTAATTGCTGAAACTCTTAATTTAGGTGGTGCTAATAGATTTATAGAAGGTTTAATTATTATGCTTACAGATCAAGGATTAACAGATACAGAAAGAATACAAAGCACACTATCATATTATAGAAGTGTAGGACATAAATTAAATAATGAAAATAATATTCAAATTAAAATTAATGGAGTTGATCTATTCCCGCAAGTATTAAAGAATGACGCACAAATTGCATCTCATCTAAATAATTATAATGTATTGAGTCCATATATTAATAGATCTGAATACTGTGATGAAAATACTAATTTAGTTAGTGATATTCAACACGAAGGAAGAGCATTGAATGGTGAAACTCGCGGGGTGAAAAACAATAAACAATATTTTTATTTTAAGATTAATAAACCAGTAAATAAAGAAGGTATTGTTTTAACATTTAATAGAAATAAAACTAATAATCAAACTACTAATTTATTAATGCGTGCGTATGTAGTGGTAAATAAAACTATTAATTGTGTAAATAAAAGAATGTACCAAAGTTATGTATAATTTTAGATTTATTAATATAAGTATTTATAAAAATTAAATATATATTAATATTATATATATTTAGTTAATAATATGGATAAAAAAAATAAAAATCAACCACAAGAATATTTAGATACATATGCTATTGAATGTTCCAGATTACAAGCCACAGAAAAAACAGATGATGATAAATCTAAATGGCGTAATACATTAGGTAATGGAATAAAAGTAAATCCAGGTGATAGTATAGAAGTTAGCAGTGCTTTTTTAAATGCTAATGGTGCTGGTGATGGTGTAAGTAGTATATCTTTTGACGGTCAGAGATTAGGAACTTATACAGAAACAGGGTTATGGACTGACGCAACATATAGTTTTACTGGTACACACTCTAATGAGGTATTTGATAATAAAACACAAATGAAAATTAATTTTTATAAAAATAATGATGCTTTATGTTGTTTAAGATTACCTTGTACTACATTTAATAAAGTATATGAAGATAACCCCGCAACAGTAGCAAATTTTGATACTCATAATGCTACTAATAGACATGTACCAATTCAAACATCAGATAATAATACAGGAACATTTACAAAAGATAATATATTAAATATTTATAAAAAAAATTTTGATTGTAAAAGATTTACAATATATGAACGAGATAAAGGTAAAGATAATAAAAATTTGATAGATTTTGATAATAATGAACCTGGTTATTATATGTGGTATGAATATGAAAAATTTATAGAAATAGAAACAGATAAAGGATTTAATAATGTTAATAATGTAGCACAAGATATTACTATACAATTAAATAAAATTATAAATGAATATAGTTTAACTAGAAGACCAAAAGAACAATTAACTAATACTAATTTTAATTTAGAAGTTGCCTCTAATGATTTACCTATTAGTAGTGTGCCTTATATTAAAGATACATCAATGATAAAAGAAACTCAATGTTTTAAAGCTTTTAACTGTGGTACTCGTTATACATTATGTGAAAATGCATTTACTGCTTTTTATAATTTGTCTTTTCATTCTGATGTATATTTAAGAAATTTTGATTTTGTAGCAACTAAATATGCTAATTTTAGAAATGCTGGTTTAAAATTAGGTAATAGATGGCATAACAATACTGGACCTAATATTCCATATATAAAAGAAAGTATAGCAAATGCTGTTACTAATACTTGGGTTGAAGTTTCAGAACATTTTTGGAATGAAAAAGAAAATTATTTTAAATGGTTTGATACACAACAAAGAGAAGAGGATTTATTAGAAAAATTAAATTATACAGCATCAGAACGTTTTTTACATATATCAGTAACTGATGGATATTCTCAACGTATAGGTTCTGATTTAAAATTTATGGAATTATCACATGTTTGTACGTGTCATTTTAATTTAAATTATTATGGAATAGAAACAGAAGCAAGTAAAGAAGCTCCGTGGAAAGGATGGATTGCACGTGAAGGAAATACGGGTTCATATCAATATTATTTAAAATTATCTACTCCTACTAGTATTAAATATCCTTTAACTTCTAATAATAGAAGTATAGGATATGATAGAGCATTTAGTGCTTATGGTAATGATAGTTTATTATTATTTAATGGATTAAGTCAAAGACAAGATCCAAATGCTACTATTCCAGTTACACCAACAGATCCAGCACCTTTAAATGCTATATTAAGATCAGGTAAATATTATTATACAGATATAATAATTGATAAAGTTTATTTAGGTTGTTTTCCAAAATTAGAATATAATTCAGTAGAAAATAAATTTGAATTTAGTAATTTACATACAGGAAGACCTGCTGGAAATACTCCATATAGTTTAACACCTATATCTGCTTATTCTGTTAATGGTAATTTAAATCCTAATGCTGGTAATAATTATTATTTAATTAATCCTTTTAATCATCCTATTATATATCATCCACATGTAAGACCTACAACAGCAACACCACAAACAGCATTATTACAAGAGTATAATGTTTTAAGATGGACTGTGTTTGATTCATTTTCAGGAATTGGTATTAAATCTTTTGGTATAGATGATAATAACCATTACAGGAATTTTTTATATGTATTAGGATATAAAAATATTATTCCAGATTTAAATGTAGATAAATATACAACTTTAATAAGAAATAATTTTGATATAGTATCATATCCATTTACAACTAATGCACAATTAGAAAGTCCTGATATAATACAATATAATGGAAATTTATTTGGAGCCGCATACTTTACTAATCAACCACCTGTATTACAGCAGATAGTTAGTCACAATTGGACTGTTGGATTTAATCAAATTATAATTAATGCTACTAGTACAACATTTACAGCTGATAAAATAGCATCTAAAACTAATCATGGTTTTTATATTATTAGGTCTGATATGATAGGAGAAAGTAAATACATTTCAAACGGTGAATTAGTTAACACCGTTTCAATTGTTTCAAAAGAAAATAGAATAGATGACTTTTTATTTATGCAGGGTACTGGTGATATGATCTATACATTTAAACAACCATGTACTATACAAAATATTAAAACTGAAATATATAATAATGATAATACACCTGCTATATTAGATGATAATAATTCTGTAATATATAAAATTAAAAAAAAAAATATTGAGACAATCATGATTGATTAGCTATAAAATAACGTTCTATTTTATCTACATATTTTAATTTATAATATTCCTTCATTTCTTTTATATAAACTTTGTTATCTTTATTTTTATCATAATAATAATAATGATATAATATCTTTTCATATACTTCTGAATATAATAAAAAACGATATTTACCGCCTCTAACCTGCATATTACTTAGATGTTTAAACCTCTCTATTTTATTATAATCTTCCATATTTTTTGTTTTAAAATGATTAATACACTCTGAACCAATAGGATAAATTATATTATCTGTTGGTACATGTTTAATACTATATTTATTTGTAATAGCTACACCACAAATACAGTGTCCTGGTTCTTTATCTTCTTTTGTATGATCTCCATTAAATATAAAATCATCTACATTACATTTATCAATATCCATATGCTCTGCTATTGATGGTAATAATTTTTTAATTAAATAATTATTTGATTTAGCCTCTTTTTGTTTAACAGTTGTCATTTTATTTATCTATATATATATAAACTATAATAATATTAATAGTTTATATATGTTTAAATATATTTATAATAGTTGAATATAATTCTGTAAAATAGTAATTAAATTATGTAAGTTATTTACGTCAGTTAATTTTTAATATGTCAGTTAAATATTTTTAGTGACGTAGACGACATTTTTATTTATTTTTTATTTTATTCTTTTATTAGACTATATATAATATTAATATAATATAATATAATATATAAAAATAGAGGATAAATAATTACGTCAGTTAAGTCAGTAAAGTCAGTAGAATAAGTTACAAACAAATAAGCATTCTATTTTACTATAAGCAATTAAGTACTGATTTAGTGACACAACTGACTTAACTAATTAACTGACTTATAATTTAATATTTTGCATTTTCAAATTCTTGTATTAATATATCATCCTCAGGTAATTCTATTCGTGGTTTATTTTTTCCACTAGCTTTATGAAATTTAAGTGACGGGCATAATTTTCTAATTTTAATCCAAAATTTAACATTATTTAATTTATGTACGTGAGTAGCTACACATTCAGATATATATGTATCATACATTTCAATTTTACATATAAATTTTTCTTTTTCTATTTTACTTTCTCCATATATAAAATTCTTCCAAAATACTTGTACTGAATCATAATTTAATTCTATTTGTTTTTCAGCGAATTCACTTCTCTTATAAACACTAGGATCAAAATTACTAATATCTCTATTCATAAAATAATTAAATAAATGTTGTAAATCAGTATCTAATATTTTTAATGCTTTTTCTTTTGATAATTTTTCATTTTTACATTCCATTAAATTAAATCTTCTATCATCTCGTGTCATTGCTACTAACCAATCTTTATTTGAAGATATAATACTATTAGCTAAATTATTTATATATATAGGATCTTTTCCTTTCTTCTCTAATTTATACATATCATCAGTTATAAATGATTTAAATTTACCCTCCATTTTAACATCACCGCCCCAATTAGTTTCATTAAAATTAACTAATAATTTATTAGCTCCTGAACTTGTAAAATGTCCTAATACTGCATCTAAACTATTAGTAGATAAATAATAATCCTTACCCATCATTTTACCGAGTAAATCAATTATAATTGTTTTTCCTACACCTTGAATACTTGAAAATACTAAACACGTATTAGTTCTTTTATAAGGCATTTGAATAATATGAGCTATCCAATTTAATATATATTCTGATTGTGATTCATCATTATTTGCTATAACATCTTTAATATGATATAAAAAGTCTTTTATCTTATCCATATCAACATCTTCATCTGTATGATTATATTTATATCCACTCCATGTATTAAATATATTTTCTTTTTGTTCTGTTGTACTAGGATCAAATATAATATCATCTACATCTTTTCTATCTATATGTTCTAACCATAAATTAAAAGGATTAACTTTAATATATTTAAGTGGAGAATTAGTATTAGGGTTTTCAATACTAAACATATATTTTTTATATCTTTTTTCTGCTAATTGACAACTAATCATTACAATATCATTATCTGTATTATAATATATAATATCACTAGTTTTAATATAAAAAAATATTTCTTTATTCATTTCTTCAATTAATCTACCTTCTTTATAATATTTTTCATATTTATTTTTACAGGGGTAATCTTCATCATGATATTTAATTAATCTTTTGTAACTTAATTTTTTTTTATTTTTATCATATTGTTTTTCAAATACTAACCAATATTTTTTTAATGATTGTTTGCCTTCATATCCATCATCATCATTTTTTGAATAATCATTCCATATATCTAATCCTACATCTGAACCATCAAAATTATTAAAACATATATAACCAATATCTAACCAATCAGCATAATCATATCTAGGTTTAAAACTTTTAATATGTTTTATAAATGTATCCTTATCACATTTAGGTAAAATAATATTATTACTTTCTATTTTTGATTTTGGAGATGGTGGAGGTGATACAGCAGGAGATGTAGATGTATCCATAATTTTAATTTTTTTAAATTCTTTATTAGTAAAAATATTAGAAGTAATAAGATGTTTAAATAAATTACGTTTATAAGTTTCAGGAATTTTAGTTCTATTATCATTAGGTTTATTTGAGTATAAAGCTCTCATATTTCCACCATTACGATATACAGATTTATCAATACCATAATCTGAAAATTTATTATATATATTATTCCATTCATTAAATTGTTTTAATTCTTCTATTGTAGTTTCATAATTATTAATTACAAAATGATATGATATAGCCCAGCATTTAACTCCTTTATTATCTAATTTTTCACCATGTGAGCTACTTACTGCAATTTCACAATTTGGAAACAATTTTAAACAATAATCATAAAAATCAGTTTTAATTCTGTCTTGATCTGTTTGATATGTAATTTCATTATAATATTTAATATCAATATCATAAAAAGGTTTAATCTTATCATTATAATCAGTCCATTCAAAATAATTATTTAACATATTTTTATTAAAAATATTTTTTTGTATATCGTCTTTACTGTACTCTATAATATCAACATTAGCTTTAAAACTATTTTTACCTTTAAAATCTTTGAATCGGATTAAATCTAGATTTTTAAACATTCTATATTATATATATATATAATATAAAATAATTATATCCTTAAATAAAAACTATAAATTAAATTAATAGTTATTAATTAAATATTATCTAATAAATCATATATTTTAGAAGGTGTATCCATTGTTAATAAAATTTTTTTTATTCTTTCTAATTTAACATCATCTGTAATTTTTTTATGATAATTATTAATCATACATTCTTTCATTTTATCTTTATTCTTTTCATAGTATTCCTTCTTCTTTAATCTTGTTCTTTCTTTTCTTTCCTCTTCTGTATATTTTGATGTTCTTGCCATTTCTATATATATAACTATTAATATATTTTTAAATATTAATTAAATTTAGTAAAACCATCCAGATTTTATAGGCTCAGTCTTAATATCGTCTTTCTTTTCTTTATTATAAATATATAAGACCATCTTGTTTATTTTATCTAAATAATCTAATATTTTAATTACTTCTGTATTAATTATATTTTGTCTTTTTTCTATTTTATCAATTATTAAAATTAAATTTTTTATTCTATCTGCATTTATTTGTGCTTGTGTAGGCATTCTATATATTATTATCTTTTATATTTATTCCATTCATTAATATCTATTTTACGAGAAGGACCATTTAATATAACAGACGCGAGCCGAGCCAGCCCCCAACTGTAAGGTGTTTGATTAGGTCTAGAACCACTTGTATAATATGCTTTCATACCTTTACTAATTATTTTTTTTTGTCCTGCTCTTGTAATTATATTTTCATGTATCCATTTTTCATCTGTAATTTTATGTTTATATTTATCTTCAAATTTTTTAACCCATCCACTTCTTTTACTTTTAAATTTTGTTTTAGGTCTGTCTTTACCTTCTATTATAGATTTAATTTGCTTTCTTCTATCATTACCTTTTAAACCTTCAATATATTTTTTAAGAATATTATATTCTTTTCCATTATAAATAACTTTTACTTTATTACTCATATTAATATATATTATATATATATATATAAATTATGCCTGTATTAGTAAAAATTGAACCAGCAACAACAAAAAGAAAAAAATGGACTGCATTATTTAGAATGCCTGATAATAAATTTAAATCTGTATCATTTGGAGATCCTGAACGTGACGATTTTTTAACTCATAAAGATTTAGACCGGCGTAAAGCTTATTTGAGAAGACATCAAAAAGATTTAAGAACTAATGATCCACTACGTCCTGGTTTTTTAGCATATTATATTACTTGGTCGGGGTTTAAACAACCAGCACGACCTACAACAGATATGAGAAAATTAATTAGAATGTATAATAAAAAGTTTTTTAAAAAGTAATAATATATAATGCCATTAGCTCAAATGGAAAATTTTACAATAGATCAATTTGCAGGTGCTACTGCTTTAATACTAGGTTCAGTAGGTGGTTTATTAATGATTATATGGAAGTCACGATGTGCGTGTAGATGTAGAATAGGTTGTACTGATAAATGCTATCTTTTTGATTGTGAGAGAAAACCACCACCTGATTCTAATGATTCAGATAATGAAGACGATGATAATAAAACACCAAAAAAAAAACAGGACAAAAAAGAGGATAAAAAAAAAGAAAAATTAATACCAAAAAAAAATGATATAGAATTAGTACAACCATAAAAAAAAAAAAATCTATATAAAATATATATATGTCTTTGAAAAAATTTAAACCTGATTTATCAGATAAATCATTAAAAGTTTATACCAATACAATAAATAAAATATTAAAAGATTTAAATGGTTGTGATGATTTAGAATGTTTAAAAAATACAAAAGAAGTAATTAAATATTTAGATAATAAAAATGTATCATTTTTAACTAAAAGAAATTATTATAATACTATTATAGTTTTTATGCAAGCAAAAGAAATGAATACAGATATTATAAAAGTATATCAAGATAAAAGAGATAAATTAAATGATGAATATATGGACTTTCAGAAGTCAGGTAAGAAATCCGAAAAACAACAGAAAGCCTGGGCGTCATTAAATGAATTAATAGATGTAAAAAATAAATTAAAAAAAGAAACAGATATAATAAATAAAAAAGATAAATATAATAAAAAAGATTTACAAACAATTCAAAATTATTTTATATTAACTTTTTATTTAGATACACCATTAAGAAATGATTTGAATAATACAAAAGTAATAAAATTAAATCAATATAATAAATTAAGTAATGAAGATAAAAATTCTTTTAATTATATGGTATATGGTAATAAAAATTTTTTATCATTATCACAATATAAAACTGCAAAAAAATATGGATTAAAGATTATAAATTTAAATAATGATACTATAAGAGCATTTAGATTATGGTATGATAAATTTAACCCTAATAAAGATTATTTATTAATTAATTTAAATACTAATGAACCAATGACATCACATCAATTAACTATTACACTTACAAAATTATTTAAAAAATATTTAAATAAAAATATATCTACGACCATGCTTCGGCATATTGTATTATCTGAAAAGTTTGGAGATGTAAAAAAGGAAATGGAAGATATGGCTGAAAAAATGGGACATGATGTAAATACACAACAACAAATTTATGTAAAAAATTAAATCTTAATATTAATATATGGATTATACAGAAGAAGATTTAAACCAATTAAATAAAACAGATTTAGAACTATTAGCAAAAGATATTAGGAATAATATAATTCCACAATTTAGTAAAATTAGAAAATATGAAATAATAATATTTATATTAACTTTTCAATCATTTATTAAAAATAAATAATATATATACTATTAATATATATATTATGGTAACACATCTACAATTAAAAAAATTTGGAGTTAAATACAATAAAGAATTTAAAATTGCAGGAATACATAAAATGAAAAAAGCTGAATTAATAAAAGCAATAGAAAATAAATTAATTAAATCAAGAAAAGAAATAAAACAAGAATATAAACAATTACAAAATACAAAAAAAGAAAAACCTAAACCTAAACCTAAATTTAAAATAGATGAATCTAAACAACCTAAAACTACACCATCTAAAATTGTTATGAGTCGTAAACCTGATTTAAATACAAAAAAAATAACACCTAAAAAAAATGATTTAAATTATTCAGTATTAAATAAATATTTTACTTATATAAATATGGCGTATTCTGATTCATTGTTTCACGGAAATAACACGAGTAAATATTATGATAATGCTGAAAAAGCATATGAAAAAGAATTACCTATTTTTAATAGTGTAATTAATACTTATGATAAAATAAAATATCAAAGAGAACATAGGAAAGATTTATACCCTGATTATAGAGGACAAATTATAATAAAATATCCAGATGAAGAAGCAATTACAACGATGAAAAAATTTAAAAGCGCTATTAAAAGAAGAAGAAAAGATTTAGCATTACCTGAACCACAAAGAACAAGACGACCAGTAGGAGATGAGAGATATACTACTTTCCCTGCAAGAATGGGTAATTTTAAAAGACCAACATTTAATATTAAACTAGTAGAAAGTAAAACACCATCATCAGTTAAAATAGATGTAAAAAATAGAAAAATAAAAGCAATGGAATATTTAAATAAATATAATAAAACTATTTATCAAACATTAAAACCTTATGGTATTAGTAGTGAAGCAAAAGCAAAACAATTATCAAGTCAAGAATTAAAAAAAATATATAGAAAAATTTTATTAGAACAACACCCTGATAAAGGAGGTTCAACAGATAAATTTAATAGATATAAAAAAGCAATTCAAATATTAATGGATACAGTAAAATAAAAAAATATATATTAATATTATATATATTATGGTAACAGTTGCAGAATTAAAAGCACAAGCAAAAGAAGCAGGATTAAAGGGATATAGTAAATTAAAAAAAGATGAATTAATAAAATTTATAAATGATAATACTAAAACATCTAAAACTAAAACAAGAAAATTAAGATATAATGAAGATACATTAAGAAAAATGTATCCAAAATTAATTGATGCTTATTTAACAGCAGAATCAAAAAGATTTACAAAAGCTGAATTAGATATAGCATATACAAAAGTAGATAAAGTAATTAAATCACCAGTAGAAGCTAGAAAATGGAAAGAAGCATATGAAGATAAATATAAACAAAAAGAAACTAAAAAAAAAGTAGCTAAAATATTTTCTAAACCAGAACAAAAATTAAAAGAACATTCAAAGCATCATACAAAAAAACATATGGATATAATGAAAAAAGAAATAGCAAAAGGTAAAACATTTAATCAAGCACATGATATAGCAATAAAAGAAGAACCAGTTAAAAAAGTAACAGTTGCAGAACTAAAACAACAAGCAAAAGCAAAAGGAATAAAAGGATTTAGTAAAATGAAAAAAGCAGAATTAATAAAAGCATTAGAATCAAATGTACCAAAAAAAGAACCAAAAAAAACACCAGTTAAAAAAGCAGAACCAAAGAAAAAAGAAGTAATGATAGTAGGTTCATTAGATTATGATTCTAAATGGGCTGATGATTTTGTATTATATGATGCAGAATTTTATATTAATTGGTTGTTAAAAAAATCACAAAGAAAAAATGTAACAAAACAAAAATATTTAAAAGAAGAAAAAGAACTATATGATAATTTAAAAAAAGAAATTGATAAAAATAAAAAATTTATAGATCCAAAAGAAATTAAAAAAACATTAGAATATTTAAAAAATGAAAAAAATGAATATCATAATAGAATTTTAGAAAATTTAAAAAAGAAAGAAAAAACACCAGTTAAAAAGAAAAATGATAAAGATATTAATTATAAAAAAGTTTTTAAAGTCTTTGATGAATATTATAAATTAGTTAATGTTGAATTCAAAAAATATTTAAAAGGTCAAATATCTTCTGATGAATTAGATGAAAAACAATATAATGAATTACAAGATGAATATGATTACAAAGGTTTAGCAGTATCATTAGGATTATATAAGGATATTAGTGGTAGTAGAGTTATAGATACTAATATACTAAAACAATTAAATAAAGATAGTAAAAATTATCAAGAATATTTAGAATTAATTAAAAAACCTGCACCAATTGATCCAATAGAAGATGATGAAGATATAGATGATTGGAACGAGGAAGATTTAAGATGTTATTTAGATAATTATTTAAGATATGGAAAACCCGAAGATGAACCATGGAGTGAAGTAAAAAAAAAATTAGCAAAAGAACACCGATCATTTGATAAATATAAAAAACATTTATTACAAGGTTATAAAACATTATTAACAACTGATAAAGATATGACATTAAAAAATTGTGGTGAAAAAAAATTTAATGAAGCAATGAGACAATATAAAGCAATTATGAATGCTAAAAATTATATCACTTATTATGCAACTTATAAAAATTTAGGATTTAAAGGATTAAGACCACCTAATCCTTATAAAAAACGAAAAAACTAAAAGGAACATCTGATGCCTCAAAGAAAGAAACACGACCTATACAAAATGATTCTATACCACAATATTTAAATCAGGAAGATCATACAGATTATAATAAATTTAAACCTAAAACAGATGAAGAAGAAAAAGAAAAACAATTAATATTAAATATACATGATATATTAAAAAAAGGTTTTACAGCAAAAGCATTATCTAAAAATTTTAGATATAATAATGATGAATTTAAAAAAACACCTAAGCAAATTATTAATTTAATAAATAGAAAAAAAGTAGATTATAATTTATTAAATAACTATTTAGGAAATGCAGTTATTAATTATAATAAAAATAATTTTCA